CGTGGACCCAGACGCAACCTGCACCGGAGCCGTCGAGGACGTCCACGGCTACTTCGCGGGCTGGGTGGAGTGCGGCTGGTGCGAGTTCCGTCACATGGCGGTCATGCCGGCCTGCGCCCTGGCTCTTTACGACGGCGGCATTGAATGTTCCCGATGCCATCGGACGCGGGGGAAGTTCATCGGTCCGTGGGTGGAAGCGGAGTCGCGCGTCTCGTGACCACCACCGCAGCCCCTGCGCCGGTCGCAGACCCGTGGAGGCTGGGGCCCGCGTCCGCGCTCCTCCTCAAGATGATCGGCTTCGAGCCGACCGGCCCAGATCAGGCCGCCATCCTGCGGTGTCGCAAGCGGTTCATAGCGGTCGCTGGTGGCGGGCAGGCGGGCAAAAGCAAGTCCGCGGCCGCATCCCACGTCATCCACGTCTACGAGGACAGGCACCGCAACCCCGACGCGACCCTCCTGTACTGGCTGGTCGCGGCCGACTACGAACGCGTGCGCGGCGAGTGGAACTACATCATTGAGAATTTTCGTCGGCTGGGCTACGCGGTCGACGACTCCAAGCGCGTCGACCCAGGCCGCATCGTCATTCACCTGAACGCGAAGGACGCCAAAGACGACCGCAAGCCCTTCATGATCGTCGAGACCAAATCGGGCAAAGACCCCCGCACGCTCTCGATGTTCTCGCCCCACGGGATCATCGTGTGCGAGGCGTCTCAGATCGACTTTGACACCTACCAGAAGTGCCTGGAGCGTGTAACAGCGTCGGGCGGCTGGGTGCACTTCAGTGGAACCTATGAGTATGGTTCCGCAGGGTATTATCCCGGCGTCGTCGCGAGCTGGAAGCACGGCACCGAAGAACAGCAGAGCTTCGTGCTTCCCTCGCCGACCAACATGCACGTCTATCCGGGCGGGATCAACGACCCGAAAATCCTGTTCCTCAAGCGCGAATCGTCTGATGCCTTCTTCCTCGAACGCATCATGGGCGTGGTCTCGACCCCCAAGGGCATCGTGTTCGACGAGTTCCGCGCCCACATCCACATTCGCGACCTTGCCTACGACCCCGAACTGCCCCTGTACATCTGGACCGACCCCGGCTACAACCACCCCTACGCGGTCGAGATCGCCCAAGTCGACTTCAAGGGCCAAATCCAGATCAAAGACGAGATTTTCGAGCGCGGGAAGACCACCGACGACATCATTGCCATCTGCATGAGCCGTCCGTGGTGGAAAAACCCCCAGAAAACGCTCGTGATCGACCCCAACTACGCCGAGCAGCATCAGGGAACGCACTCAGTAGCCGAAATCTGGCTCGCCAAGACCCAACTCGCCACGATGGGAGTCAAGGTCGGCATCGACGAGGGCACCGAACGCCTGAAAACGTTCCTCAAGGTCAACCCCCTCACTGGCGAGCCCGGAATCGTGTTCAACGGGGCGCTTCGTCCTGACCAAAACGGCGTGATGCGGCCCGCATGCGCTGGCGTCCTGTCCGAACTCGGAGCCTATCCCTCTCCGTTCTACGAGACCCCGCGGTGGGAGATCTATTCATACAAGACGGATCGCGAGGGGAACGTGGTGCCGGGCGACCCCGACGACAAGCACAACGATGGGCTGAAATCGGTGATCTACGGAATCGTGCAGCACTTCGGCCTCGTCCATTACGGCGAAAGTGAGCACTTCACGATGAAACGCCACGGCGGGGGCGCTGCCCGACGCTCCAATGGCCTCCGGCGACAGTTCGAGCTTGGGTAACCCGCGATGATGCAAAACGGCTCGGCAATGATGGACATGGGGCAGACCGCGGTTATGCCTCTGGGGGAAGCGCCGCCCCCGCCCATGCAGATGTACTCGCGCGCCGAGGTCATCGAGCTCACCAACACCCACGAGAAAGACGTCCAGCCCATGCGCGACCGCATGGACCGCGACTACCGCCTCTACCGTCTCACCAAGCACGTCAACCGCGACCCGGTGACGAACGAGCCCCTTGAGAACTACGCAAAGTACACATCGAACATGCCAAGAGTGTTCGCGGACAAGATCATTTCGTGGCTGTCGACTGCCGAGCTTATGACCCGCGTTCCCCACATCGAGGCCGGGTCGCACGCCCCTGACGTCGACGACCACAAGGAGCGGTTCGCCATCGGGCTTCTGCGGCAGGCCGACGAACGGCTCAAAAGCCTCATGCAGCCGACGATCCAGGACGCACAGGCCACCCACATCACTATCCGGGGCGGGTATGTCGGCGGTCGGTGCCTGCTGGTCAAGCGCCCGGACGGCTCGACCTACGCGGACATCACGGCGTGGGACCCTCTCAACATCCACTGGGGAGTTGGCCCGGACGGTCTCGCGTGGGCGTGCTACAAGATCAAGAAGACCCGCGCCCAGATACGCTCCGAGTACGGCGCCGCGGCTGCCGCGATGGTATTCGCTGGCAAAGACTCGACGACCGACGCCGAGCGTTCGGGGGTCTGGACCTACGACTTCTACGACGGATTCGTCAACCAGGTCGTCACGGACAACGAAACGCTCAAGCCCCCCACACTTCACGGCTCGCCACGCACCCCTGTCTACCTGGCCCTGGTTGGCCCTGCGCCCCTGCTTCAGTCAGAGGCGTTCTCCAACCTGATTGCGGACGTTGGGGAATCAGTCTTCGCCGCGGTCAGGGACATTGCCGAGAAGCGCAACGACATCATGAGCATCATGCTGGAGATCGTGGCGCGCGCTCGCCGTCAGACCGTGGTCACAGAGTCCCAGCAGGGCAACAAGACCCTGCCCGACGACCCCTTCAAGCAGGGAACCGAGATCGCCACACGCACAGGCGAGCGCATCTACACGCTGGACCTGCAGAAGATGGCGCAGGAATCAGGCGCTTACATGGTGGCCGTGGACGGGGAGTGGCAGCGCGCCACGCTTCCTCACTCGATCTACGGCGAGACGCCCTTCCAACTCTCCGGCTTCGCCATCACCCAACTTCGGCAGGCCACGGAGACCGTCCTAAGCTCGCGCTTGCAGGCAATGACCGCGATCCACACCCAGATCGTGAACTTGCTCTACGACCAGTTCATGACCGGCGCGTTCGAGGGCGTGAAACTTTCCGGCCGCGACTCCCATCGTCAGTATTTCAGCCAGCTCATTCGCCCGGAGATGCTTCAGGCGAGTTGCGACTACACGGTGGAACTCACGAGCCACCTGCCGCAGGACGATCAGGGCAAGTGGCAGATGGCTCAGGTCGCCAAGCAGACCGAGTTGCTCGCGGACGTCGACATTCTCGACAACATACTGGGGTTGCAAGACTCGAAGCAGGCCATCGACAAGATGCGAACCCAGAAGGCGCAGACCGGACTCCCCGAGGCGCAGTTGTACGCGCTCGGCTCGGCCGCGGCTGAACGCGGCGACATGGTGACCGCTAACATGTACCGCTTAGAGTACATACACCTCATGATGCAGAAGTGGGGCATGCTGCCGGACGATGGTGGGACCAATACAGGCGGTGGCTCGCAGCAGCCCGCGAAGCCCAAGGGGCCGCTGCCGCAGGTGAGCCCAGAAGCTATGAGCGGCGCGCCTCCGCAGCCAGAGACCAGCAATGCAGGGCCGAGCCTCGTTGCTCCGGGCACGCCTAGGCCGGGGGCAAGGAAACGGCCGCGGGTGAGATAGGAGATCACGATGGCTATGTGGTGGGTCGTCAACACGTCACGGGGGCAGCAGCAGGTCTACGCCCCGACCGCCGCGCAGGCGGCCACGATCACGTTCCAGCAGACCGGCGAGACCGTGCCGCCTCCACAGGGGCAGGGCTCCTCCACCAGGATCGAGGGGCTTCCAGAGATCCAGGCTGGCTCAGGCGGCTCGTTCGCCGATCAGTGGTCAGCCGCGGGGCTGGCGAGCGACCTGACGGCTCCGGGTGGCTACTCCGAATCGGGCTACATGGCACCGGGGTACGGGCTCGGCCACAACCCCTTCGGTCAGTACACGACCCCGCTCGGAGAGACGCAGCAGTTGGCCGAGGACGGCAGCGGTTACCAGGGCGACCAGGTGGGACCCTTCCCCCTCACGATCGGCGGCTCCAGTGACAGGCCAATTGGTCGAGAGGCATTTGAGTCGGAGTTCCGTGGCGCTCTTAACAGGGCCAAGCTAGGCGGCGGCGGGAATCCATTCAGAGGGTATTTGGGCCGGGAAACGCAGCCCGCCTTTGATGCCTACGATATCCGCGGCGCGACGGGGCAAGACGCGTCGAATAGCCCCTACGGGTTCATCCAGGACCTCTTCTCTAAGGGCGCGGGTCTCGGCCAGGGCATCACGTCAATGGCAAGTGATGCCTGGAACGAAATGGTTCGTCAAAGAAACGCCGGAGGCCCATCAACGAACCCGTTCATCGACCCGGAAGCTGAACTGGACCCCAGCCAGGCGGTACAGCTCGGCAGGGTGGCGAACAGGGCTGCGCGTTCCAAGTACGGGAACCTGGGCGCGTCGTGGCTGCCAAGCGCGGAAGAGCAGTACCAGCGATATCTCGCACAGTCGAATCCGAGTGGGACGCCTTCCAACATCGTCGACTTCTTCAACCGCAGAGTCTTCGGGCGGTAAGCCGTGGCAGACGCCTTCGACGCCTTCCGCAACAGCCCGCTTTTCGAGGGGTTCGAGACCGATCCTGTAGGTCAACGCGCCAACTACTTCAGCCATCAGGACCAGTTCGGTTCTTCGCCCAATCGACGCAAGTTCTTCGACCAGCAGTTCCAAGACGTACAGAATCAGTTTTTGGGACGTGTCGGAAAGATGTTCAAGACCGGCACGGGCGATCCCGCAAAGGAAGACTGGACCGGGTTTCTTTCCGACTACTTCGGCACTGGCGGCGGCGCGGAGTACGACTGGATGCAGCAGGGACAGCGCAGGCAGGGCGCGGCCCGCTACAACCCGCCGACGCAGTTCAACTACGGCACGCAACGTCCGGGGCTTTAGATGGTCTCGCCGTTCGCGGCTTACGAGGATGAGAAGCGCCGCCGTCGCCGAGTCGCGCTGGGGCTTGAGCCTGACGCGCGCCCACAGATGGCCCGCCGCGGGCTGTCAAGGGAAGAGTTGATCGCGCTGGCCGATGCCGAGGCGGAAGCCGAAGCGCAGCGGATCGCCTCGCCCGATCCCGTACAGCCACCGAGCGCGCCAACGGAACGCCGCCCGCGAGGCTTCACGACGTCACCGATCATCGCCGCGCTCCAAACCTTCGTTCCGCAACTTCGTCCTCGTAGGCCGTCATTTGAGCCACTTGTGCCCGAGTCGGCCCTTGAGCGTGTCCCAGAAGGACCGTTGCGTACCGTCGCGGGCTACGCCCGGCAACTTACCAGCCCTGCGGACCTCGAACTGACAGCCATTACGGCTGGCCTTGGGCCGACAGCCGCGGCCTCACTTCGGGGCGGGGGCGCAACGGCCCGGTTTCTCGCCCGCATCGCTGAGCCAGTTGTGCGTGGCCCGTTCCCGGTGCGTCTGGCGGCAGAGGAAGCGATTGGCGTCGGCGCGGTGGGCGCTGGGCAAGAGGCTGGGAAACGGCTGCCCGCCGACTGGCCGGACCCAGTAAAAACGGCCGTGGGCCTTGGGGCCAGTCTTGCAGGCGGCGTTCTGGCTGGCGGGGCAATACAGGCCGCGCCGGGCG